GGTGACAAAATCGAATCAACCGCTGACGCTATCTGTAAAGCCGAAGCGGAAGCCAAGAAAGGAGGCATTAAAGCATGAACGGAGTAGATTGGAGTATCGTCAAGAAGGCAAGCACAGGGGTATTCCCCGGCCTTGGGATGGAGTCCCGCGACGTAGATTTCGGTGCTGGGTATTGGGGCAATATCCCTGACCACTCGGTAGTTAACACGACCGCAGCAGCTCGGCAAGCCCGAGAAGTATTCAAGGCCGCTGGTATGACGGATATCCCGCTCGGCCCGGCAATCCCTGACGAACTTATCCGGAAAGCCGTGTTTGGCTATTACGAACCCGGCAGTGAATCTGACCACAAACTGGAAGATCAGTTCATCAAGGCGCGTGTAGAATCAATCTGCGCGATCATCAAGCAGCAGAACGATTATGCAGAACTATTCGGGATCCAGAAAGCCGATATCCCGCTGCTGGACTTTGATGATGTCGCAAAAGGCCCGACCACTTCATCCAGCAACGTGATGCACACCATCTATGACGGCGCAGTATCGCTGCTCTACAAGCGTGCATACCCGATTCAGGCGCTCATTCCGACTGAAGCCAATAAGGGTAAGACCGCTGCATGGGACGCAATCGCACCGTTCGATCTCGGTGATGCAAGTTTCGTGCCGGAACTCGGTGAGCTCACGGCCAGCAGGCAGAGTCCCTATAACCGGACAGCCGTAGTCAAGTATATGGCAACTGTCATTCAGGTCACGAAAGCCGCACAGTTTGCCGGTCTTTCTCAGACACCGCCCCGCGACATGCTGGCGATCAGGATTGACGCAGGTCAAGACGCAATGCGTGCCCTTCGTGAAAGAGCAATGCTGGGTGTCAACCTCGCACTGAACGACAGCAACTTCGCGTTCCGTGGCACTGCCGCAGCAACTGCGCTGCAATACAACGGTCTGTATCAGATGATCACAGCCAACACCAGCGGAGCAACTGGCACCCAGACGTGGGTAGCATCGACCGGCGCGACTTACAACGACATCAACAAGGATCTCGGGACTACATACCGATACATGCGGAAGTTCGGGATGATGCCGAACCTTGCAATCTGCGACCTTCGCGTGTTCGATATCTACAAACGTGGTCTACAAGACTTTGTTCGGGCAGCCCCCGCAACTACCTATCACCAGGGCATCAGCAAGATCTACCTGAGCTTCCCAGGAGGCCCGGACGGCTTGCCACTGATTGCAACTGAGTTCTTACCGCAGACCGCAGCGGCTGGCAGTATCATGATGATTGATACCGCAATGCTGGCTCGCCGTGTTCTCTGGCAGGACATGTATGAAGACTTGGCAAAGATCAACCTGTCCCAGATGGGCGTGATCTCAGCTTCTGAAACGTTCATCGACAAGACGGACGTTGACGGCTCGACTTCATATCAGGGCGGAGTATTCGCCATCGCATAAGGAGGGAAAAGAAACATGACAGCAGCAGATTTAACGGTCTACTCAAGCCGCACACAGGGCGCAATGCCGATTGTGGCAAAGGTAACGAAAGTGACCCAGAACGACTGGATCTCCTTCAAGGACGTTTGGGGAGTCAAACCCCCCACTGGCGTAGTCATTACGACTTCTGCCCATGCCCTTGAGACATTCACTTACGGCATCTTGACGGTCGACAACTCAGGAACTGCATATACCGCAACTGACACTTCAATTGTCGTCAAGAGCGGTAATGCAACCCGGTTACCGCCTTACTACCTCATGACAGGTAGCGGCGAGATCATGGAAGTCACCAGCGAGACTCTGCCAGCAACTGCCGCAGGGACTCTTACGGTTGTTCGTGGTCGGCTCGGAACTACAGCGTCAGCGACTGGACTTGCCAACAACAACACCATGATTGTCCTCAACCAGGTGTTCTTATCAAGTTCGACGGTCGGCCCGGCGCTCGTCTTTGCATCTCCAATTGTCGGTGTAACTGGTGATAGCACTCTGTACTCGGACACCCCGTAAGGAGGCATGATTTACATGCCCTTTGAATCATTTTTCGAGAATATCGACGGGAATGTCCGGATGCGAAGTAACGTCCGGACGCTCAAGCTCGGAGCGGGGTATGGTGTAGGAGAGATCCGCACCCTTACTGGCGTGTATGCCAACGACTTCCCTCTACAGATCTATGTCAAGATGGCGACACAGCCATCTGGCGGGGCAATCGCTACAGCTGCATACTTCAAGACTGAGAATACCGCAGCAGTGGTTGACAGTCAGTTGTGTACGGTAGCGGTACGGACGTATCTGGGCTTCAATATCTTTGACGCTTATGGCGTGCAGAGTCACCTCACCATTCCGACTACAATGACTACCACAGACAGTAACGCACACATTACTGCAATCTCTGGTAAGATCTCGTTTGTCGGGACTCCTACTGTAACGAAAGGATGGGTTACAGCAGGGCTGTTCATCATTGAAGGCACAGGAACCTGTTCGCAGATGTGCCATGGTGTCAGCATTGTAGAGGAAGCCGGGTCTACTGGCGCCCAGTCACTCTTGCACCTGAATACGGATGTCGGCACAACCCCGTACTTCTCATTCGCAGGAGCAGACGGAACTGGCAAGAGCATCTACACGCACACGGCAGCAGGTACTCAGCTCGGCACGATCAAGATTCTGGTCAACGGGTCAGCCAAATGGTTACCGTTCATGCAGGCGGAGTAATCATGGCAAAGAAATACGAGCCTGAACCGGAACGCAAACCGGAACCGGCAGAGTATAAAGTCCCAGAGAAACGCAAGTCAAAAGACTGCGATTAATTCCAAAACCTTTTTTTATATCTTATAATCAATTACATAATATGAAAGAGTTTTTTCTGAACCTCCCGGACAGACTGTTAATCCTGAACAACATCCCGAAAGAAGGGAATATCATTACGCTGCGTATCGTATTAGACCTCCGGAAAGACATGGCACTTACGGCAGACGAGATAAAAGAATATGAAATTGTGCAGCTTGAAAACGCTGTCCAGTATAACGAGAAAGCACGCGAGCCGAAATGCTTCTATCTGGAAGACGTAGAAGTCGATATCATCAAGAAAGCGTTCAAAGTGCTGGACGACACGAATAAACTCACGCTTGAACTGGTAGAAGTCTACGACAAGTTCCTGCCATGATGAGTCATAAGATCATTGACGAATCACATTTCATGTTTCATGTGGTAGCAAAAGCGAAACTCATTAAATTATTCACGCAGTTGCATCTACCCCGGGACCAGAACTGGCTGAAGAATGACGCCAACGATCCTGTCATTGCAGCACTGTTGGAGATCCTTGAAGAGTATAAGAAGGTCGAGCCAAGAGCGAACCGGGCAGCCGTATTCATCCCGGTTATCGAGTATGCCATATCGCTGATGGCAAATTCACTATTTTTCAAGAAACGGGGTTACTGGTGGATTCATCAGATCATTAAGAGGCACAAGCAGTTCCGGCACTGCGTTTACTTCACACCGGACGAAACTGACGATCACGGGAAACCCATTGCGCAGGAATACATGGACTGGTATCATGTGGATGTGGGGGGAGATCTGAACTTCCCGGACGAACTGAAAGCGCGATTAATTGAAGAGGGCAGGCAGTGGATGAAAGATAACGAACCCAACAACCCGGCTTTTAAATAAGGCATACCCTTTTAAACCCCTTCTTTTAATTATTCCGTATGACAGCTTCTACATTAACTTCCCAAACCCTCATTGAAGAATACTCAGGGTTCTCGTATAACGACTTCAAGATCGCCGGTGTGAAAATGTCTACTGTTCAATGGGCCGCGTTCATTGCCCGCATCATTCCGCAGGTTGAACAATGGATCTACAAAGTGTGTAATGTCGCAACGTTCGACCCTACCAGCGCACTCAACCCGATTACAGAATACCAGTCTGGCAGTGGAGCAACGAATTACGATTCAGCTTCCTTCGATTACAACCCGCAGGATATCTGCTATTACCTCCGCAACCTCTACCTGAACGATGACACGCTGGTTATCTATGAAGATAAAGCACCGAAAGGTAACCCGCCAGCATGGGTAAAGAAAAACATCCGACCGACCGGGCCTCTCGCAGAGATTGGCACGCTGATGATCTTGTCAATGCCGACAGTCAGCGATAATCTCACGATCACGCTCAACAGCACGTATTCTTATAATGTGGCGGTTACGGCGGGCCAGACTATCGCGCAGGTCATTACCGCAATTGTATCAGCCGGAGCGAAGACGGATTTAACCGGTATCACATGGACGCCCGCCTCAACAACCTCGCCCTACATCACGTTCACGGCATCCGCAGTAGGCAAGCAGACGGCAATGACCATCCAGCCGAATAGCACGGGCATTGTAACTTCAGTCGTCCAGACAGTTGCTGGGACATCCTCATACAGCGGCGATTACGAAGTCGATACCGTCAACGGGCTGACAAAAGTCCTGTTCTGCGCGAACGTGCCCCTGCATGGCAACCGCAACCTGAAATTCACGTATAAGACGGGGTATGCTTCAGACAGCCAGCAATACGCAGAATTGCAGATGCTTTCGACCAGAGCCTGCATTAATTTCCTGAACTACAAGAAGATGGAACAAGCCGCGCAGGTGATTCAGATATCTGGTGTAGAAGATATCATCCAGCTCTGGAAAGGGTTGAATGACAAGACGCTTGGCAGCAACGGCGTTATGGAAGACTTAGAACGGTATAAGAGATTCCCGATTGAAGGCGCAATGTTCCACGATCAGGTCTACGCATCTGGAGGGTACGGCGGGAGTATCTGATGCTGAAGCTCAGCGTTACTGTCAAAGCAACCGGGTTATCGAAACTGAAACCGGAAGTCCTCAATACGGCATTCACGAAAAAGACCATGCCGAAGTTATACCGGTTTATTGAAGTCGCAACTAAAGCGAATCTGAAAGACAAAAACAACTTGCCATATTCAGAATGGAAAATCTGTTTCTTCGATGACGAGCGAAAACTGACTGGTAAGAAAGGCCCGCATCTGGTCAATCGGTATCATACTCGGACAGAAGATAATACGCTGTTTATCAGCAACTCCAAGACAGTAAAGGGGGGCTGGAATGTGTTCTGGATGCTGAATGAAGGCACTCGTGATTATACTATTGCAGCCCCAAAATTCATGCGGTTCTATGATCGGTATGCCGGGCATTTCAAAAAAACAAGAACGCGCGCTGGTAATTACGGGTTCACATCACGGTTCAATAAACACCTTGAAGACTGCGCTCAAATGGGTGTTGATGAAGGTGTCGAATTGTGGGAAGTCACTGGCGCAATGGAATCAGAGTTTGGGAAGTTATTGAAAAAAGCAGGACTAAGCGTGGAGTTGTAAAAGCATGTCATCATATACTGAAATTGTAGCGTTTATTGACGCAGTAAAATCACGATTGAGCACCAACGCAGCGGCACTCACTCCAACCGGGATGAGTAACATCACCATCTACGAACGGGACGATGCCCCGTTTAAGATCGCTGACGGCACAATGGAACTGCCGATCATGTTCGTAATCCCGCTGGCAGATGCCGCTGATGATGTTGAGATGCAGTGGAATACCGGCTCGCTTGAGCATGATTTTAACTTCTCGGTAATGTGCTATTACGAAGCGGCAATCCCGGATCTCAATTCATCTGCTGGGCAGGCACAGCGGCGGTTAATCCTGAAATCATTGCTGGATCTCGTTGACCTGTTCAAAGGCTCTGGAGCGTTTCTGGCATCCGGGAATATCTACAAAGCCACTCTGGAGATCGGATATTTCGACGACAAATCTGTCGTCGTGGCGGGTGGAATTGTGACGTTCTCCACGAAACTTTTCACCGCTTAATACAACTTTTTTTGAGTTAAAGCAGATAAGGTTTATATCCTCTTGTTTTGAATGAATGTTTATTATGGTAGCAGCAGAAGGAGTATATTTCTCAAATGCAGGAGTGCTTACCCTTGCAGGCTCTGGCGGTACGCCCGCAGCCACAGGAGTATCAGCAATCCAGAACGTCACCATTGACACGCACTACGAGATCGCCAAAGCGTTCGGATGGGGTTCAATCTTCCGGCTTGGTGCTGGGCAGTATAATTTTGAAGTGGACGTTTCGATTGAATGGATCAAGTGGGACCCGACAGTAGCCTGCTGGATGGGTGCGTATGTCTACAATGCAAGTGCAGGCGGAACCGTTGCAGATACCAACACGCCGGTACTGTTCTCATGCGTAACTACGTTCACCAGCGCAACCGGGACACTCATGAAACTCACTATCAGCAACGTGGTATTCAAGAACCTGAAATTCGATGCCAAAATGGGTGAATGGGTACGCTGTAACCTTGAAGGGTCTGGCTCGACGATCATCATCACCAATGCTTGAGGGGATACGGTTTGACATACGGATTGGACGATGAGACTGAGAAGCGGATAGCGGCTGACCACAGGGAGATCGAAGATGCCCAGCGCAAGACGTTTGAGGCGAATGACACGATCAAGGGCCTGCTGACTTCTACAGAAGAGAAGTGCATATCTCTCAAAATCGGCAGGATCGATGTCAAGATCCTGGCAGCGCCCCCTCGCAAACTTCGCAGAGAACTGATCATGTATCAGCGACTCTGTCAGAAGATGCAGCCGGCTGATGAGGATAGTATCACTCCGGAAGAGCTGGAGAGCCTGGACGCGAAGCTGGATGAAGTCGAAGGGCAACTTTACCCGATGTTGACGCAGATGGTGCTGTCACCTCCGGAGCTGAAAGATCCGCTGGTCTGGCAATATCTTGACGAGAAAGAAGGGTTAGCAATGACGGCGTTCGGGCTGATAATGATAGCCATCAACAAGCAGGGGGAAGATATAAAAAATTCGCAGAAACCGACCAAGGGCAAATAATCTTGGAAATCTGTGAAGTAGTCAGGAAATCGCCGTCAGAGTTGGAAGACATTGAGCCAGTAGACGAGTTGTTCCTGACACATGCCATTATTGAGAAGAAGAAACGGGACATGCAGAAATGGGCGAGAATATTTGGAGGGAAATGAGCAATGCCGAAAGAAGTCAGTTTCAATATAAAGGGCAATTCTAACATTGCGACACTCGTAAAGGAATTGCAGAATCTCAAAGACGCGGCGGCAGCAGTAAACAATATATCCGGAGGTGGCACTGGTGGAGGCTCCGGTGCAAGTCAGCGCGGGATGATGCCGAAGATGAATCTCTGGGATAAAAGTTTACGAGATGCCCAGAAATATCAAAACAGAGAATTGAATAAACTCGCGAAACCTACTGGCACTGGTGGGGGCACTGGCGGCGGTCTGATGGGTGCGCTCGGGATGGGTGCAGCTGCGGGCGGTGCAGCTGCGGGTGTGTTCATGCTGATCTCCGTTTTGAAAGACAATATCAAACAATCGCAGATAGTCAGTAAAATGCTCGGCACTCTCGGAAAACTGTTTGGACTGCTGATAGATCTGGTGCTGTTACCGTTCTTACCGATCATGATTTTTGCACTGTTGGGACTGACGAGTGCAATACTGAAATTCGCTAAGTGGTGGGGGGATAATAATCCAACGAATTTTGATCCAAACAAACAAGATCCCGTTATACAAACAGCGTATGTACTTCCGGGTTTAGACGCATTCCTGTTATTCCTGAAAATATTTAATAAAGAAATGGAAATTGCGAAGGCGTTGTGGGATAAGTTTGGGGCACAATTTATAAAAGATCTTGAATCTGCTTGGGCCTCTATAACAAAAATTGGAGAGGCGTTGTTGTCCGTATTCAACCCGGAGTTCTATAAGGGGTTGGTTGATTCCATCCTAAAAATGTGGACGGATCTGGTAAATGATCCGGCATGGGCAAAACTCAGCGGATTCATTACCGATTATATTGTAACCCCGTTAAGCAATCTTATGAAGGCGATCTTGAGTTTACCTAAACTCATAGAAGATGCAAAAACCTTTGTTATGGGTTTTTTCACGTTTCTCAAAGACGGGATCGTCAAAGAACTGGAAAAAATATTTCCCGGAATTTCAGGGTTTGTATCGACGTTCTTAACTACCATTGAACTTGGATTCAAACGTCTAATCTGGGCAGTATTATATCAACTGGTAAACAATACCGGGCCCCTCGGTAAAGGTTTGGCTAAACTTGGTGTAAATCCCGGAGAGTTCCCCCAAGCGGCGTCCGGTGGTTTTGTAGCACAGACGGGATTAGCGGTTATCCACAAAGGCGAAACGGTTGTTCCAGCCGGACAGGGCGGAAATGTCACACTGAATTTCTACGGATATCAGGACGATAAATTCATTGCCAAAGTCAAAGACGTGATGCGGAAAGAAGGCGCGAGGTATATGGCATGACCAGCGGTGTCACGCTCTCGGACGGCACGAATACGGTTGACTTTAACACTGCTGGGACAAAGGCGTGTAATGTCACCGTCTCGCACAGGTTCAGTAACCCTTTACTCATAGTAGATACTCCCATTATCGCTACACAGACGATTGGTGAGAATGCAGTTCCGATCAATATCGGGTTCGTCACGAATGCGTATGATATCTCTTTTGATCTGTATGACGGGCCGGGGACATTCAATTTCAAATCGCCGTCAACTGATTACGAGAAGATCATGTATATGGCGAATTACAAGAAGAACGTCAAGACACTGACCTTAAACGGCACTGCATTTCAAGGCATGATTGAGAACGTGCGGATTGACTGGGTAGCCGGTAAAAAGAATCTGTCTGAAGGATGTACGCTGACATTCCATTTGACGAAAGACGTACCAATGGGGTGAGCTATGACCGCAGCCGCTCCGACAGTAACCGCAATCGCACCGAAAGCGGGGTATAACGACAGGGCATATACTGGCGTCACGATCACAGGAACGGGCTTCTCGGGCTCTGCTGTCACGCTTACTAAAACTGGTGAGACGGATATTACTGCTACGAATGAGAGCGTCGTATCTGCAACGTCAATCACGTGCGATATCGATTTAACCGGGGAAGAAGTCGGACTCTGGGACGTTGTTGTCACGAACTCAGATGCACAGACAGGTACGCTGCTTACCGGGTTCACAGTTACAGCAGTCCCGTATATGGCAATCACAGCAACTCCACCGACTGTCATATCTGCGGGGTCAGTCCGGTTAACGCCCGGTATCAGCGGATTGATTACACCTATTGAAACGTTTGACTGGGACTATGGCGACGGCACTGCACACGGAACCGCAGCAACACCGATTCACGCATATCCGACAGTCACCGTTTACACGTCGTATGATGTTGTGTTGACAGTTACTGAAGTGAGTGGTGATGTTCATACTCTTACAGTGAATGACATTGTATCTGTTGATACTCTGGCGCATGTCACGGTAATCCCGACTGATGGCACGTATTTTGCGGTCAGTGCAGTGATTTACAATGATACTGACTCCACGGTAGTCAATCGCAATCCATGGGGCGTTACAGGGGCTTCTGGGTGCCTGTTTTATCTGCGGACACCGGTTATCCAGCCGTCCATAGATAAAATCGGAGTAGCCACATTCACGATTTTAGATATCGGGACTACTGCTCTGAATGCGTATATGACAGCTCAGCGCGGGTTATTGGCTGAAGGGAATAACGTGCTGATCGTCATTGGAAAAGAAGTGGTCTTTTCCGGCTTGATTCGTAGAGTGTCACAGAACACACAGGCGGGGTTCTCGTCTACGAATAAAGTCCAGATGTTCGATGTAGAATGTGACTCTGATTTAGCCCGGTTAAAGAAACAGTCTGTTGCTTCTACTGCATTACCTACTACGGGAGATATTATCATTGACAGCCCTGCCAATATCTTCAGGAGGATAATGTCATGACTGTACGTTTCAAAGTTACCGGAGGGGTTTGGTACTCTGATTTACAATATGGAGCACAGGGACAGCCAAATTGGTATAGAGGCAGTCATATTTCATGGACGATTACAAATGGTAGCGGTTTTTGGCGAGTTCAAATAACCCTGTCTGATGGCGGTGGGGGGCATGTGCTTCAAGTTGCTGATACAAGCCCCACTGGTTCTCCCACTGGAGATATAGATCTGACTTCATATCTTGATCAATTTATTTCTGATTATGGAGTCAATCCAACCCGTATAGATTTTGTTTGGGTGCCAAACACCAATGTTTCTATGTACTGGGCTTTTACTGGCGGTGCTTCTCCATATTGCATAGCAACGATACGATGTATCAAACGCGCTGATTTACCGACAATCACACCAATCGCGGGAGCATCGGTAACTCTTAACGGAACCGTCACAACAAATGCTAGCGGATATGCAACCTTCGATTGTAATTTGGGAACGTCATATATGTATTATGCGGATGCCACCGGGTATCAACAAGCCGGTACGTTTCCGACAGGCACTTTAACTGGCAATTATTACGGCGAGTTGCAGATGTATGAAACGGGGTATGTACCCCCATACAACCCTACACCAATACCAGTACCGCCCCCGTTTGTCCCACCAACCCCGCCGGTGCCAGTTCCAATACCTGATCCAGAACCCCCTGCACCATATCCCCCACTACCCCCATTTCCTCCTGCACCGATACCAGATGATCCGCTTCCCGACGGGTGGGGAATATGCCAACTTTATATATGCACATTCTATGTAAGTGGTAGTGTTAGCGTTCCTATTAGTGGAGCAACTGTAATCATTGATGGTCAAACACTTACAAGCGACGTGCTTGGATATTCATACATAAACGTGTACTACGAACTGGCTAACGGCACTTACTATAATGCAAATATTACCCATCCTAATTATTTCCCTAAGGGGTATTCTATAAAAATAACGGATCCTGTCCAGATATTGTACGTAAACATGGTTCCTTCTCTTCCGGCGTTTACTGGAACGCCACTTACAGGAGATACAACAATAACAACCGCGTTTACCGATACTACCGGCGAAACCCCCGCATCTTGGGATTGGAATTATGGCGACGGTTCTGCACACGGCACAACGCATAACCCCTCCCATGTTTACAATGATGGCACGTTCTCAGTCACGCTCACAGTAACATATGCATCTACGGGTGCCACTACCTATTCACTGACGAAAACGGCGTATATCAGCGTTACTAAATCAATCACGCCGACTCCGACACCCACCCCGGTAGACAAAATATCCGGTGGCAATAATCCGGGTGACGGCACTATCATATACCAACTCAACTCATCAACGTCAGCAGAAGATCCCGGCAGTAAATACGAGCACTTGATGACGTTGCATAGTCTCACGAATTATGATTTATTAGATTCTCCGAACTACGTATTATTCCCATATACGGCGATCAATCTGACTGCGAAAACCATCACTTACGCTTCCGGGACTTGGGTCACGAACTGCTATGCCGGTATGATGCTGATGGTAACGGCAGATTCTGGGACTGGTGTCAGATGTTACGGGGTTGTAGCCTCGAATACCGGCACTGTCATTACAATGTCCACGTTCATGTACGAGACGGATATCCCGGCAACTGGTTTCTTCATCATTCACAAGGGATACAACGTAGACTTCATGGCAGATATCTCAGAGCCGACTGCCATTGAGAATTACGACGTAAACGTAGACTGTTTTGAGTTCTCTGATAATGACGATAAACGCAAACTTTCAACTCGCATTGTAGCGACTGGGAAAGATGTATTCGGGAAAACCATATCAGTGATGGTAGACGCACCCCATGCTTTCGATGCAACCCGACAATTCTTCAATAATTCTACGGTAGTCAGAAAGAGAAGCGAAGGATACATTTACAAGAACAATTTTGTTGCGACTACGGAACGGAAATCAGCCACCGTAAACCCTGCGGCTACAATAACAATTACTGATGTAAGTTCTGTATTAAATAAAATAACTTGGTCTGGCGCATCATCGTCATTTCCCATATATTCAAAAGTGTACATCTACCAAACGGGCGCTGGTACTTTACCATCAGGAATAGTCGAAAATCAGAAATATTATGTTGTGTGGTCTGATTCAGAGCATGTCGAAATATCTCCGTCTATCTCCGGTTCTGCCATGTCTTTAGGAACGGGTTGGTCTGGTACTTGTTATATGACCACTCTCGGAGGATTGGTAATTGATAACAGCGACGGAACAATAGTGCAAAATTCACAGGTTGTTCTATATGGCACTACTGCGCCCGTTGGGCTGGTAATTGGCAGCACATATACCAATTTAACCACTTCATACACCGTTAACGGGTATGTTATGGATTTGGGTGTCGGTATTGGCACTGGCGCATCGGGAGATTTAGAAGTTGCGAAACTCACTAACGGCGGGAACTTTGAAGAGTTGGGGTCATCACCTGTTGTCTGGTTATACGGCTGGCAATACACCATTCCTGTTGGTTCAGAGGTTGCCTTTTCAATCCCGAACTCTGGTATAGACGGTGTGCCTGCAACGACAACCGCATTACCGCAAGAGTTCTCAGCTGCGAATAACCTGTTACTGACTCAGGTCCACTTATCTGCATTTCCAACAACCGATTTCTCCGGGAAAGGATACCTGCTGAATGGTAGGTTATATGTCGGCGAGAAAACACCTATCGGCACGAACGAAGTTCTGATCGGAGAAGAGAAGATCACTGTTGCGACTGTCGGCACTGACCCTGTTTACGGCGACTGGATTGAGTTTGCTGATGTCACTAAGCGCGTTACATCTTCAACTCTGAAATGTTACCCGCATGATGTCGGGGCACTCGTGGCAAGGACGAATTACACGGCTGCATCTCCGGAAGCACTATCACCGATTGCAGAACATGGTCTTATTATTGATAATCGGACTGTAGACGGGCAGATCACTTACGGGGCACTTGACACCTACGCGTCCAGCCTGTTGCTCGGCTTCGGACAGTTCTATCAGATTGCTACCACGTGGAGTCCAATGATTTACGGCATAGTGCCGCATGTCGGGAAAGTATCGGATGGCACACCGGAATCAAATCGGTATCGGTTAATTCAAGCGGCTGACCGGATATCATTCACGAAATTCTCAGGTGAAACGGCGGTAGAATACGAAACGGTTGCCATTACAATTATATGCGACGAAGGTAGAATATTGCTTAATTTAGGCGATTTCGAGAAGAATCCGTATACGACAATGATTGCCGGGACGAACGCCATTAACAGACCGTTGAGTTGAGGGAGAAATGGAACACACATGCACACAAGAAAAGGTACTCGCGACAATGTGCGAACAGTTGAGAAACATCGAAAATGACATTCACGAAATAAAAGAAACTCAACGGGCATTCATGGAGTGCACAAATACCTTAATGATGGATATTGCTAAACGCCCTACTCCTGAACAGATGGGGGTTGCACTATCGAAATTAGAGCGGCACGAAACCTATTTCAAACTGTTTGGAGCTGCGCTGGTAGTTGCATGGGGATTGATCATATTCCTGATTGATAAGGTTTGGAAATAATCATAATCTCCCTTTCCCCATTACATACCCTACTAAAAACATAGCAATCCCGAATACGATAACTTGGATTGCTTCAAGGAAGTTCATTCTTTCCTCTCACATTTCATTACTGATTTTAGAAGTTCAATAGCCGCTTCTTCAGTATCGCATACTCCCATCTGTTTTCCATCAGCGTAGATGTGCCACACCTCATTCTTTTTGATAGTCCATTCTGTCATTCACAGCCTCCAAAATGCGGAACATCCGTATAACCAGACGTTCAAGCGAACCAAGAGTCCAAGTTCCTGCCCCGTATAATGGCAATATCCTGAAGAGTTCCGTGCGCAGTTATTACAACGAACCATTTGTTCACACCGTTTACTGTTTCGGCATTGGCACGCGAGCACTATCGCAGATCCGTGTGATCGTGCCGTCCATAGACTTATCCGGCCCGGTCATGAACTGCTCAATGCGCTGGTAGGTGATGAGCCTGAGCGAGACGGTTTTATGCTCTTCTGAATATTTAGGCATCCTTCTCCTCCGGTTTCTTCTCCGGCATTACGAGCGTGCCAGGGATCTCGTCAAGCGGGCTGCTGGTCGGTTTGAGTCTGCCAAGGGTCAGGAACACTGCCCGGCATGATGTGCATTGATACAGCACCATAGGAAGCACAACGGCGGGTTTGCCTTTCCGTGCTTCTGTAACTGTCTGTTCTCCTACAATTCCAACTTCCCGGATAGGGGTTTTGTCTGATGTCTGGTGGCATTGGCTGCACCGTGCTGTGTTATACTGCATACTTATGATACTTGTAATAATTATGAGAAAAAGGTTTTGGTGGTTATGGTTTCCAATTGAACGCACAAGAAGGCGGAACATATACTCGCCATCTGCCGATCTGCTTTTGCCCGGTGAATTTCCGGCATACGAAAGGGCGATCTGGCGAGTCGTGGATATCGCAGGAATATATCCCACCATCCCCCGGCATAAACCTATTCTCTGGTTTGAACTGAAGATGCTGGCACTCATGCGGGATGAGGATGAACCCCTGATCCTCTTGCAATCCCCGAATCAACAGATACTTCCGGTGTTCCGGTGTCATGTTGGATGTAGCCATCGGAATTAGTTTGCAGCACGATCCGCAGCGCTCACAGTCGGTCATACGATCCCTACATCCACTTCAGTATCACTGACTGGTAATGTCGTCTGCTTTTGCCGGTATTCTTTCTTTTTACGTCTCTGCTGGCATATATCCCGGAACCTCTGAACGAACTTCAGTAATGGGAAACAGACCGCTTCATATTCACATTGGATGCACTTCATGACTCCTCCTTGATTGGTTCATCCGGAACCTCGGCATCTACAATCACGCGATCAATCCTGAACCGGACAGCCCGCATATCATCCCCTTCTCCTACCCATGCCGTCGGGCTTATCACGACTGGCACTTCAGGGTTCTTCTTCCTCTCTCCAGCAGCGATCGAAAAGGCGACTGTCTGCACCTTATCCGTATCGATGTTCTCGTACCGGGTCATGGTGATTGCATTCGCTTTCTTTGAGGTTGCTTAACCTGAATGAATCCCTCCTTGTGCATTTCAGCAATCATGTCCTGGGCGCGTGAGAGGCGGGTTTCAATTCCGGCTATCTGAAAAGCGAGTTCGTGGTTAATCTCACTCTGACTATTCAACCGTTTTTCCAGTGCTGCGACATTGTCATTGGATGGGCTGTCCTGATGTTCAAGCACAATTATACGGTCACGCAGTCCCTCAAGCCGCTTATTGGCTTCGTTCTCGTACAGCATCTCTGCACTACGGGATATTTGCAGTTGCTCAACGATCTCTTCACGTTCTTCGAGCCGTTTAATGATGATTGCCATTTGCAATCCTCTGATACGGTGCGCTTTAAGGGCATTGGTATTCTGCCGTTCCAGTTCTGCAATCCGTTTCAGCATCCCGGCACCTGCTTCACATTTGCAGGTTGAGAGTTGATCTACCGTTTCGGATAGGGCCTCGATGCTCTCATCGTGATCTGCAAGGCGTTTATAGTGCTCGGCATTGCATTCTTCCACATCTGATATTTTGTTTGTGTGGTGCTCAACCGTCTTTACTAAAAGGGTGAATTGGGGTAAGATATCCTGGGCCATATGCGCCTCGCCATGCTGTTTAAGCGTGCCTTTTAATTCAGCAATCTCTTTCTCTTGCAGTTCCTCCGCTCGTAAGATATCCATATGCGAATCAAACAGGAATTTATTATAGACCTGTTGCTTCTTCGGAATTTTGCCTTTAAGTTTTGATGTCATAATGTCACTCCGTTCAGGATGTTGCTTTCTGCAATATAGCAGATGTTCTGTTCTGTGTTTGCCTTCAGTTTCAAATGTCCTTCGCCATTAAGATCCATGCGGTATATCACTCCGTACCCTCGAAGGATGCACCACATGCAAATGATCTTCATTTTTATACGGATCGTGAGTGGTAATATTGGTGTCACTTCTTCACTTCCCATTTGCCAGTTTTGATGTTGACTTCTTTTTTCGGATGACAGCGCCGGTACGCTTCTCGGTTACGCTTGTTAATGGCGTTATTGCGTTGCTCTCGCCCGGATTTAATTCGCTGCTTATCGCTCTCTTCAAGGCACGCAAAGCAGCGTTCACCGTCTGACTTTGCCATAATTTTGCCACACGCTGGACACTTATACTTTCGGGCATGTTCACCGGTATGACAGTCGTTGCAATATGGTTGTGTATCCCGTAAGTCGAGGTACTCAGGCTTTCCGTAGACTTCGATGTCAGGATGATGGGGTACTTGACTGCGACCTCCACAACGGCAACATTCTCGATTTTTAGACAGAAAACTCTCTTTCGCGGCTTGCCACGCATCAGATTCCCAGACTTCTGCATTGTGCTCTTGGTGCTTTTCGATGCGCCTTCTTTGCGGGTTTGTGCATTGCCAGTCATCATTCATTCGGTCTCCGTATTTGTTCAGCATGAATACATTCAATACAACAATCGCGGCTTTTCGGGTTGCAAGTGTCGTAAGGGATAGGCAGCAGATAGAACTCCCCGCAGACCCCGCAATACCGCTCTTCAGCGCCATCCGGTCGCACTTTGATTAACACGCTCTGGTGCTCGGCTATCATTTCAATGCCTCATCTTGCGCTTGCAGAAGTGCCCCGATCAATTCCTCATAGGTGAGTCCACGGCAGATCTCATCTGTCATATAGTGTTTGTGATCTTCAAATAGCCGTTCAAGACAAAACCCGATGGTCTCATCTACAGATTGTGCGGGTCTTGATTCTAATAGTTGTTTTTTGGTAAAGTCTATCATTTCAAAGCCGCCCATTCTGCCATCAATCGATCGCGGTTCTTCTGGCTGCCAGTCCGTTTAAGCAGGACAAGGGTAAGGGTAGGGTAACGATATGAAAACAACTTTGCTTTCATTTTGAAGTCAGGAGTCGTGTATCCCCCCCAGCCCTTGACATCTTCTATGACCACCTCACCATCGCTGTATGTGATCTTGAAGTCTGCGATATACCGCATATCCCTGATTATCGGCATCTTGTTGCCACATACCGGGCATTTGCCGTTCTTGTAGATCAGGGCACTGTCGGCAGGAGTCCAGACCATCCTACAGCATTTTCGGAACGCTGGTTGTAATTCAAACTCAGGCTGTTGGATAATTTCTGTGATCTTGCCCCGAATCTTCATAATGCAGAGTTCGATCCAACGCTCAGCCTCGCCGGGACTCATGAACTTAATGCCGTCAATCTCGACTTTCGGTTTCCGCTTATGCCCGTATGCAGCTTTCGTATTCGGCATTACGGCACTTCCTTTCCCTGTTCTCTCCAGTTACGATCTCTGCAATCTGTGGCTTTGCATCTCTCGCATTTGCCTCCGGCACAGTGACATTGGTTTTGGTGGAAGTGTTTTGAGCCGGTATCGAGTTTGGCAGTTACCTTATGAAGAGCGACAGTATTTCCTTTCTGTTTTATTGCATCTCCCAGATTCATAAGTACCATTCTTCACGCACCTTCTGGAATAAACTCCACAAGATCAAGTTCCAGCGTCAGGTCGTGATCTTCCAGCTCCAGCACAACAACCACTTTGTCATGCTTGTTGAGGTACACCCCATCTACCGGATAGACATTACCGCAGATCTCTGTCAGTAAGTCAGCCTGATACAATACTTCGCGGGGAATGGCGCCGGGTCCTTTCCATTTCCGCATGTAGATATCAGGAGCGTCATCCCGGATACGTGCTTTCATGGTATCATACCCCCACTGCTGGCATTTCATCCGGATCATACACGCCGCTTACCACGAACGCCTTGCGCAGGCAAACGCTCTCAGCGACTTTAATTATCATCACTGACGGTTTTGTCTGCCAGAGTCCTTTGTATCCGCTTGCAGGGATCGGCTGCTCATACTCGCTGAACAGGACTTCTGTTTTGAATGAGTGCGTCATATCATTGCGCCATACTTCACAATGCCCGGTTATGGGTTTTTTCTTTTCAGTGTCTGCCGGTGCGTACTCCACCCACGACCGGATCCCGTCAAAGTGTCCAGAGCGGTGAGCAATAACCAGCATCCCGTCACGTCCGACAAAGATAACTGCCGGGGTTCTATCGTTTCTCTTGACAGCCCAGATTTGTTTTAGGAGCGGGTCAAGCCCGTACTGCGCTGCCATGTACATCATCATCTTGAACTCAGGCTCTGTGCAGTCTTTGGCGATGACGTTGCGGAGCAGGATCATTTCGTCCGATGAATATGATTTCGGCGCATGTGTGGAAATTTGTGTAACTGGTGCTGGAACAGATACTGCCGTTTCGGTTGACTCCTTCATCGCCTTGGTATCCGCAACGATTTTGGCAATGCCAGTCGGTTCTGCCGGTTGTTGTTTGGCAAGTTCCACCGCATACGCAGCATTATCAGCCATCCGCTTATCGGCTTCTGCGTCTACCTTAGCCTTGACTTCCGCCGCAGCCTTCTCTTGTGCACGTTTCTCTTGCATTTTCTTTTCCATGCGTGCGTTGAACTCGTCCAGGGACTCTTCTTTCACTGGGACGTTTGGAACTGTTGCGGCTGCTGGAGGAGTGGGTGTGCTTTTTATCGCGTCTAAATTCTCTTGCAGAATCTCTTTAGCGGATTTAAACCCGGCGCCTTCCGGAGCAGGCCCGACTTTCATGGCGATCCACTTGTCACCGGATTGAATGAGCTCGAAAGTATATGTCTCGCCTTTCTTCACTGGAATATCTTTCTTGGCAAGGTACTGCAGGAGACTGATATCACATGGATATACATGATTCATACCATCTGATTCTTTGACCGTGACTTGAGTTGATGACTTATCCACATACACCCCCACAATCGTTCTTGGTGATGGTTTGGCGGGCGGATCGTTGAAATTGTGCTGTAGTCCCTCATCAATGGGTTTTGAAGCGGGAAGGGGCGTTTCTGTGGCTTGTGCGGGTGCTCGGTGCACTGCAAAGAATATGATCGCGCCTTTATCCGGACCTTGATATGCGATTTTATACTCGCAGTCATCGCCTATCTTTGGCGCTGCACCTTCGATACCGGACAGCCGGGCTGCGGATACGGGATATGATTTCCCGTCAATCCCGATCTCGTTCTTGTCGTTGAGTGGTGCAGTGACTTTACCCATCTTACCGGGTTTATACTGGATTCCTGCCATCTTCAACGCCTCCGGATCTCATAGGTGATGGTCTGCGGCTTGTATCCCACGAACTCGGTGATTTTGTTCTTGCCAACAATCTCATCCGCGAGACCCAATCCGATATCCTCATCCGGGACTTTCGCAAGATCCTTGTCGTATTTCACGGTAAGTTTCCTTCTCTGTTCGGTCCGTATCTTCTCAATAGCGCCGGGGAATTGTAGTTCAAAGGATTCGAGATCCGAGATTTCGTTCCGGTTCTTCTTACCTTCCGTCTCAATAAGGAGAGCTTCGGAATCCTCCTTGATGTTCTCCTTCTTGGCCCGGGCAAGCAGTTTCTCGCGCTGTTCTAACAGGTTCCGGAGGTATGGCGTAACGCTGGCTTCTATGTTCGCCATCTGCTCCTCAATCATCAGGATTGAGGTCAAGACCCGGTCAGCCGGGCAGTTCGTCTCGTAATTCACAATCGCTAATGTTACCGGTTCAAGCGGTAACGGGCAATCGTTCATACTTCGGGTTTCTTCTTGAGTTGTCATTGTATCCTCCCACACTCATCAACGCGGTGAAATTTGTTTGCAAGTTCCTTGATAGATTGCTGCGCTGCTATGACTTCTGGATCTTCTGATACCATGCGGCAGAAATGATACGCCATCTGTGCCCCAATGTAAATATCAATTTTCGTATTGAATGATGAGCACCGAAACGAAAAACCAGACGAAAAATCGAGGTTGGCAGAACTGAAGTCGGCAGAACGGAGGTTGGCATAACTGAAGTCGGCAGAACTGAGGTTGGCATAACTGAGGTTGGCATAACTGAGGTTGGCAGAACTGAAGTCGGCATAACTGAGGTTGGCATAACTGAAGTCGGCAGAACTGAGGTTGGCATAACTGAGGTTGGCATAACTGAGGTTGGCAGAACTGAAGTCGGCATAACTGAGGTTGGCAGAACTGAAGTCGGCATAACTGAGGTTGGCAGAACTGAAGTCGGCAGAACGGAGGTTGGCATAACTGAGGTTGGCTTTCTCTCCTTCTGGGGCGTTATTCAACCATGCGAGATGCTTTTTCAAGATCTCTTTTAATGCTTCTTTTGTAATTTCACGTAATTCCATGTTTTATCACCAGAATATTTTCCGATTTTACGGAAATGCCCTTTAACCGGACTGAACCGATAAAAAGGGTGATTGGCTGCTGCTCACTCTTCAGCAGGTTTCTTGGTCTTCTTCTCTTTCTTCTCTGCGGGCGGCTGGTCAAGAGTCGTCTGCTCGGACTCTTCTACCACTTCTCGGCTGAAATCGTCAAGGATCTGCATATAGAACTTTGAGGTATCTACTGGGCCGTCGCATTCCATATCGCGCTTTTCAAACTTCAATCCGTGAGACTTGTGTCCGTCTTTGATACGGATTGTTCCGGAAACTTCGTACGCTTTATTTGTCATAGTTTCACTCCTGTGTCCATGCAGTCATGAGTGACGGGAACCGGTGACAGTGATGGTTGTGCATGACTGCCTTTGCTGTGCCTGCCTGATGATCAATCAGTTCGCATCCTATCGGGCATACATTACAGCGAAAGAAATTCGCCGTTTCTCCGGGACTCTGGATTTTAGCCTGCATGGTGTTCACAACGTGTAGATTGAGAGGGGGAACGGTCTCGGCAAAGCAACCAGAAAAGCCGGGTGAACCTAAACGCCGTTTTTGGCAGGTTAAACCCCCTCGATATCCTCCAGAGCCGCTGAGCGGGTATTCTGGATTCATCACTATATCTTAAAATGTAGTTAAAGATATTAAATGTTTGTTTTTGCTTTTTTTACCGGTCTGTAAAGCGTAATCGTACCGGCAATTCTGCGTTGAGTAATCAGTTCTTGCTGGTGTAAATCGGCAATGTATGTTTTTGTGGTATTGAAGTTCTGTCCGAGTGCCTGCGATATTGCTGCTATGGTCATACCGTCGCCGCCATCAGCCTTATCCTGATCAAGCATCTTGACGATATCGCCATGCAGGGTCTTGTTGGCCCGGTATCCGAGAGGTTTCCCGCGAGTTTCGATTTTCTTTTTGCGTGCTGCCATGATTATCCTGTAAGCGGTTGAAGAATATTAAATTATTCTTTCACTTGCTGGAATACGATACGATAGACGATCTGATCTTCTTTGCACTTGTTGGCCTTGCAGAAGAATTCGATAAACTGATACGGAGTGAACACCGGGAAGCCTTCTCGTTCCATCTCACTACGACCCCCGTCCCTGATTGGAATTAGCCGTATTCTATCAAGGGTTTCGGGAACGCATGAGATAATCTTAATCTCACCGAGACGGTTGATCTTACCCCCTTTCCCCAGTCCCTGCGCCTTCTCAACGGCCATCATGTGATCTCCTGCCTGTACCCATGCGTGCTTCCAGATTCTTCGCGTAACGTCCTTTGTGCCGTCAGCAAACGAATCCAGAGTTAACGAAAACGAAATGTTTCTCATATCATTCTTCCTCCCATTTCCCGCAGGTCTCTGCCAGTTTCGCCATTACTGCAATCCTTGTCCGGATATCTTCGCGGTTGTTGCTGCCGTGATTCTTTTTGATTTTCCGCATCCCGGCGATTCTTGTTTTGCAGTCTACATATTGGTTGCATGACACGCAGTTCTGCTCTTCAGTCATGCTGCAGCCTTCCCGAACGCCCATATGGATGATGTAGAGCCGCCTTGCCGCTGGCTGTTACCTTTCTTCTTCAGGTACACGCCGTCTCTACCCCGCAAGTATCCGCTTACTTGTTTCGGGATGATGCCGAGCTGCTGCGCGATTACGGACGATGAGAACTCTTGCTGCGTGTGTTCAAGCGCGGCTATCGCCCGTTCAATCCGCTCTATATCAGTTCGCCGGGTCATTCCCTACACCCCCTGCCAGGTATTATGTGAGTGGGACATCATTCCTCGTCTTGGATGATTAGACATCTGCCTGCGTGGATTTTATTAGAATCTGGTTGGCGTTGCCCGTTCTCATATTTGATATCAATCGTTACTTCTAAAAATGTTGATTTTCCTTTTGTCCTCTCTCGGATATTGTTAATGTTTCCAACAAGTCTCATAATCAAATCACCTGTAATAATCCTGTTGTGGGTTCTAATAGCGTTCCTTCATGTTTCAGAATACGGAGGGCGTCCATTACCCGGCCTTCCTCAACATTCTTTTTCTTCATCGCAGACACTAACGACATTTCAGAGCATTTCTTAGTCCCCCCTCCAATTTCCAAAATTGCATTTACGATTGTCCTCCCTAACCATTCCTTATTCCCTTTCACTTCGCTCATACTGGGATCTAATCTTCCCTGCTGGTCCGTATTGACATTCCGGAATGCGAGATCGAATAAGGTCAGTGCTGCTTTTGCATCTTCAGCCAGTACCTGATCCCGCAGATGTATCCGGGCGTGAGCTTCTGCCATGTGATAGAGGGAAAGGAGTTGTCTGCTGGTGACTGCCATGTGTCTATCACTTCGGCTCTCAATACGGACCTGCTCGTAATAATCACCCAGAATGGTATCAACCTCATCTGTAAGTTGTGGGTTGATGTTCCGGGCATATGCAATATATTTCCTGAGTAAGTGCGGCAATATAACACCGTCATGGTTCTTGTATTCCGCCCGCAAGGTTTTGCCAATGTGCTTAGCCAGTGCCCGGTCCCGGTCCTTCCCGGCATCATCGGTCAGGATGATCTTAATATCGAACCTCGAAAGGATGGCGTCTGGTAAACTCACTTGTTTTGCTAATCCGGCTTTCGGGTTATAGATCCCATCATCTGGGTTACAGGCTGCCAGCAGGGGAGCTTCTGTTTTGACAATCACATTAACTGCCTTCGTTATGTGACATTCGCCATTCTCCATACATTCCCCGATATACTTGGCATCATCCTTTGAGATCTCATTTGCTTCATCAAGGCAGAACACTCCCCCGTTTGCCAGCATGTATGGGCCCGGCTCAATCGTGTATGCCCCGGTGGTTTCATCGCGCACTATGGGAGCTACCAGCCCAACTTTAGAGGATGTGGCTCCTGACGCATAAACGCCCCTGGGAGATATCTGTTCAACGAATTTCAGGATAACGGTTTTCGCCATTCCTGGGTCAGACACGCACAAGATATTGATATGCCCGCGCCTTCTGGTCCCATCCGGCATTGTCTTTGTGACCCCTCCGAATAGCAGCAGGACAATGGCTTGTTTGAATAGCCGCATCCCCATGATTGAAGGGGCTATGCTATCAGTGACCAAATCAAAAACATTCGATTTTGCAGCCAGTTCTTTTATCTGAACCGCTTCTTCATCCGTCCATTTGATATCCCCGTACTCAGTCTCCCCGCGCTCAATGGAGTTCACTTCAAAATATACATCCTTCCCCGCTTGCAGCAGCCCATCTTTGAACTTGGGAGATGTTCGATAATATCCGTTCAGGACTATCCGATCCCCGGTCACTGCGACATTACAAAGATCTCCCAGTACTTCACACCTGATACTTTTTGGTTGAACATCTGCCCCGATATTTTCAAGAGGATCTTGGACATAAACAAACTGTCGGTCAATGGTAGTATCTCGTTCGTCTATGTGTTCAAGATCCCGAAATTTACATCCATCAGTTTTACAGGATTTGGGTTTAATAATGGCATCGTGTTTTGATTTAACGAAAGTGAAATGCCCTCCAGCGCATCTCCAGCACGATTTGATTATTTTTGATTGGATAGGAGAAGATCTTTTGACCAGACAGGACATTGAACGCAATTTGCCCTCGTCTTTACCCGGACGAAGTTCTTTAATCAGAGTTTTTCTACCTATCCCCACGAATCTGATTAAAGGTTTATAGGTGTCTTTTTGGTTGCATAGTTCCCGCGCCGCATCCCGGATTTCGTTGATCTCATTCTCTGGATGATCAAGAGTATTTGTAAAGATCTTTAAGTCAAGTATCTTTGAGACATTTACATTGATTATAGATGATATGGCCCGGATATCCCCAATATTATTCTTTTTCAGATGTTTAAGCCAGTAATTATCCGCGTCAATCATTATTCACCCTCAACAATAAGATGTTCAATGCACAATTTGATGTCAGAATCAGAGATTATAATTCCGGATTTTTGGAATGCGTCAATCAACTCCTCGTTTTCGATAAATGAAAAAAGATCTCGCGAACCTACAAAATTTAGAATAAATGGTTTGATTTTCTTATCGAACCAGATCTTTTTGGCTTTTGTTCCTATCTGTTTTGCCTCCATCTCTGTACAGTCTTTTTCTATTAAAAAACAAATTCGATTAGATCTATTTCCCTCTCCAATAAGACGGGTGAACCGTTCCATTAAATCTGTATCAATACCAAGATTGAAGTGTGTTTTCATCGGAAAGCATAAGAATGGAGAAAAACAATAGGAGTGTGCATTTATCCTATTGGGCTGACCTTGCCGGGTCAGCTTCTCCTTTACCTTATTGCTGTTTCACCTCTTCAACCTTTAATATCAGTGTGAATCTTCCGCAATTTTTACAACGATATCTTTGATGCAGTCCCCGTACTGACATCTCTGTTCCAGATTTAATTGTGTTTTCAGAGTTGCAGTGTTTACATTGCATAGATCTTCCTTTATCTCCAAAACATATAATGGTTGTTACTTACTTTGTTTAACAGTGTTTTTCAAATATTCTTAAAAATAGGCATGTGCCGCATATGCCCAATAGGCGCATAGCACACATTTCAACCCCGAAAGGCGCATGGCAGGCGCATAGTATGCGCCGCACACGCCTATTTTTTCCGCGCTTCTATACATTTCTTCTATTCTATTCTATTCTTAGCTTTTTCTTAGCTTAGAACTAAGAGAGAGAGAGAGAAGAGATCATTTTAGATTCCCAAAAAAAAGTGATTTCCGATCCGGGTTGTGCCCCCCCGGATCATGGATTTGTATTTGTACCATGGGTCCATTACTCAAGATATTGCGAGGTCGCCATTTCCGTGGGTTGGCTTCCCATCTCGCCGTCCCTGGCATCTGAGATTGAGATAAGACGTGCATACCAAGGTCGGGTCATTGAGGGGTTATGATAGTATTTCCCGCAATTTATTATGATACCGCTCGCTCAGATCATATTTGTATTTTTTTTCGGGTTTGCATCCATTTTTAATGAATATTTCTTCAGCTTTGATCTTAATATCTTCTGGGTAAGGATCAGGATACCGAATAATTCCTTGTGCAGTGAGACACTGCAACATTTTAAAGTTTTTTATTACCTCTTGTCGTAAGAGTTCATGATGGTTTTCGTCCTGTTTACACTCATTTGATAGTGATTTCCGCAGTATACAGATCTCTTTGTAATTGTGATTCATTTCTGATCCCTCAGTTTGAATCTGTTCTTCTGGTCTTCATCAGCATCAATGATATCGGTTTTAGGTTCGCGGTATACGCAGCAGCCATGCAGATCCACCCATTCCCGGACTTCTGGTTTTAGTTTCAGGATAACACTGTGAAAAGCACAGGCGCCTGCAGGGTAATTCCGCCCGGTAACCAGATTTCGACATCCATTCCCACAGCGGTGAGTATGAATCATTTTAGATCGCCTCCTGATTACGATAGTAAAATTTCATCATTTGTACAAAGGACCAGTCCGAGACGTTGATCCCAACAGTCTCCCAGACTATTCCTGCATCATCTTTCCAATATTTTCCTGTTAGTTCAGTGTATGACATTTTTCTCAATCTCCTTACAGGGTATTGTCCCTGCTCTGATTATAATGTAATACATTGCAAGATAATAAAGGTTACTATTCAGACGTGATAAACATCGCAAAACTATCACTCTATATATAGTGCACAACCACAAAAACACGCAAAAACACCCATAATAATACCAATATTGCCGCACCATCAAAACACTCTCTATTAGTGCGCTCAACTACCCCAATACACGAGAGCAGAGACACTCACCACAATAGCGCACCATAAGCCACCATACACCCAGAGAGAGCAACCAGCCAGTAACCAGACCGACCAACCCCACGCGCCACACTCACAACGCGCTTTTATCCAAACTGTCGCGATTGTCACGACAAGAACGACAAAATATGACGTAACGACGCGGTTAATCCTCTATAATAGCCCCGAATCGCCTAAAACCCTCTAAAAAGGCTCCGATGGGTAAAAGTGATGAATAGATTGGGGTAACTAAAAGGGGGTAAAGATGTATACATGTTCGTGAAACTCAGGGTATTTAATGCAGTTCCTACGACGTAACACATAGATAACTCTTATTATCAATCAGTGGTGTAATTAACTGCATTATATGCGCTCTAATCGCTAATCCCTGCCCTGTGCGTGCAGCAATGGCTATTGCGCAGTACTCGACTCACATCCGGAGATCCGGGGCAGAACGGGGTCAGGTTGTTTCTATAAAAATCGGAAATTTTGCGTTTTTAGGAAAACGGTGGTTAATCTGTGGGTTTGCACAAGTAGTAAATAGTAATGGAGTATTAAGTATAGAATATGGCAATCGAAGTTGTATGCCCTGGAGAAGATTGTAAGCATAAGTGGACTTACAAGGGGAAGGCGAGATGGATAACATGTCCGGTATGTCGGAAGTTGTTTAAGAATCCGGTATGGCGCGGGGGGTATCAAGGACAATGAAGGAACTTACTACGACACGGCAGTTAAGACACGATATCTATGGTTACAGCGATGGGGCCCTAGAACTGATCTATAATTCAGATTGGGAGAAAATGGGTGTAAAATCCCGAAAACAAAAGAAAGTGTATGTTCTGACTCCTGAAGAGATCCGGAGAATTAAGGGGGAAGATGTTCGCTTGTCTGGTGTCAACTCTATCGGATTGCGGAACATGTTTATCAAAGTCTTAAAAAGGAAGGGGTATGTAAAAACGAAACGGGTCCCGCTTACCTACACGTATATCCCATCAGAAGAAAGGATCGAGATCATTGACGGGAAAAAGTATCGCGTAACTCGTGAGCGCCTGACATGACTGGCGCCATCACATTCCAGATTGAGGAGGATTATGGTGTTGTAGGATTTCGGACGAAAGATGATTTCTCGGTAAAGGTGTGGTCACTCACAGAATCAGAGGCTTGTTGGTTACGCGGCCAGATTTTACAGTTGGTTAATGAACGGAAACTGCAAAAACAGTAATCTGCCTCTTTTTTGCGTCCCGATTGGTAAATTGATCGGTGATTCTTTGAGATCGCTTAGAACAGCGAATTATGGAATTGGCTGGAAACGTGTTTGTAAACACTTATGGTGGTAAGAAATGTTGCGTGGCTGTCAAATAGTGTACTATTTATGGTCAAGGTGTGAACACATTGAATGTAAAAAGGTGATGAAACGAACGGATATGTGATTACAGAGGAAGAGTTAAATCAGGCACTCGATGATATGTTTGTCTTTTGCACATCTGGAACGTTAAAAAAAGTACGTTGCAGAAAACTCTCTGAACACGATGCGGAGATAGCAAAGAAGGAATATGAACGGGGCTACAATGATGGTAAACGAGGTAAGAGTTCTGATATGGTATCCGTGTTCAAGGATGCGGCAAACACACATAGATTCCCAAGAGGTGAATCATGACTGACGGTATCCATACATTCATGGATTGCCCGGATCATTACGAATTTGATTGTTTGGGGGTTGTTTGTATGGCATGTCAAAATAAATTATCCGGTTTCCTCCTATGCGACAAATGTATTGACAATCATCAATGTCCAAGAGGTTATCAACGATGACTGAAAAACCCAACTGCTCTACATGTCCTCATAGTGGATTAGACGAAGATATACAAACCTGTGAACTGGCAGAACGATGGATGGAAATTGGTTCTAAGTGGTTGATTAATGAAGTAGGATGCCTCTCCCATCCCGGCGCAAGAGAATGGATGATGAGAGATGTAGTGAAGGAACTGGAACGGCGATCAATAAAATGCGGATTGCATGAAGATTATGATAAGTCTGACACGTACAACAAGGCAATCGCCCTAATCAGAGGTGAGAAATGAGCGACGGAATAATAGATGCAGCAAAGCAAACCGCAGAAGCAGTAAGGAAATTCCAACTTCAGTATTTACAGGACATTCCCACGAATCATATACTCAACGAATTGAAGCGAAGATACTCCAACGAACCCGCAACACTGGATTATATCGAAATGATTGAAGCGGAGGTGCAATACTCATGGGTACGCAGACAATCAGAATAACGGACGAAGCTGTTGCGATCCTGGACACGTACAACACGAAGGCGCTGGAAGCGAGAGAATCGCGGAATCCCCGGACGAAAGCGAAGAAGGCCTCGTATACGAATCTGGTGTATGCGATGGAGAAGGAGGTCCGGGATTTACGGGCGGGTTTAGAGTTGAAACCGGACCCGGTGCGGTTAGTAGTGCAGACTGAGGGGGTAGTATTGACGAAAGAGGCGAAGGAGTGGTTCCGGGGCTTGATTGAGACTACGATTAAAGCGACTTTGGAGGCGCAGAAGGTATGAAACACCGTCTTTTTAATCGCATTTACGCATGGTATTTTCATTATTTCTGGTTACCATGTCCTATCTGCGGTCAGATGTTTGGAGGGCACGAATGGACGAGTTATGGCGGTTTATCCTCAACAATCTATAATGATTGGGATAATCCGACTTTAGGTAAGGCAATATGCCCGGATTGTACTCGTGACGGCAGGGGTTCCAATAATCCTCTATTTATAATTACATCGAGAGAAATGGAGGCGCAGAAGGTATGACGGACTCGCAGTTTCATCAGATAATACTGGCAGAACTGAAAGAATCGAATCGGTTGATGAAAGCCATGGTCTCAGAGCTGTCGCAGATTAAGTTCGAGTTGGTGAATGAGCGGCTGCGTAGGGAACGCGAGAAAGAGATGCGGATAAAGGAAGCTGAGCAAAGACCGATACCGCCAGCGTTTTCGTATACCATTCCGATTCCTGTCAAGTCAGGCACGCCCGGCATCGATGGCACTTCTGATATAACCATGAAAACAGACACGCCCAGTATCACCCCGTCATGGAAACGCTGGTTGGCAGAGCAACTCGCAGGGTGGAAGAAATGACGGTATCCGCGACCGACCACTTGAAGCACAAACAAGCGCCGAGCGTGATCCGTGGTCAGACGCATTGCAGCCGTGAGTGCCCAGCGTTTACGAAATGCCCGTTAGTGCCGCTTGCCATCCAGCCGGACGAGAAGAAAGATAGGATCTGTTTAGTCAATCATGCAGACCCGGAATTGAAACGGGCGTATGAAGCGCTGTTCGTGGGTGGGCACCCTGCAATCATTGAAGAGATCCAGCGGTCGATTATGGAATACGGTGAGATTCTGCGTGCCAGCAAAAACAAACTGACAGCCGGCCAGCAACTCCGGTATAAGAAAGACATGAACATGATGCTGATCCACCTGCTGAAGTTCCTGCCGAAAGAAGGTGAAGGCAAGAAAGGCGAGCCGGAGCGGGTAGAGATTGACAGCGGGAATACTGCTGCACGGCAGCCGGATGATCCGGAAAGTCTGCGATATTCAGAGAAGTTGCGGGAGATCTTACCCAGCATGATCCCGTCCGAGCAGGAATATCAGCCGGAGCCAGTAATGCTTGAGCAGAAGTCTGAATTACCGGCACTGAAGAAATTCTTCAATGACGAGCCGGAGAAGTAACCATGACAAAGAAGCTCACGTATCAAGAATGGCAAGCCAGTATTGAGAAAGGGTGTCCGGACGCAGTAGCAGCGGGGCAAGGCGGGTCGTTCTGTAAGTTATCGGACGGCACGCGGGGGTATTGCATGTATGCGTATTGTCAGCGAAGGACGGATCTGAAATGACTAAATATCCTGACGACTGCACTTCACGAAGTGGAATAAAATGCGAGATATTCTTAATGTCGTGCGCAATGTTCCACACCTGCATAGCAACCCGAAACGGTGGGAAATGTGCCTATTATGAACAGAAGGCGGCAAAACCATAAACACCTATATATCCCCCCTCTTTTGAAACATACTTCACAATGGTATATATCTTCAAACTGGATCTGACTCCTGCACAACAGATCGTTTACGACGACCCGCATAAACATAAGGTCATAGCCGCTGGGAAAGGCTTTGGGAAAACTTACAGCGTAACGAAATACGCCGCAGCACTCGCAATGACAAGACCCGGCACAAGCGGGGCAGTGATCGCGCCATATGCAAAACAGGCTTTTTATGATTTCAATATCATCCGCAAACTCATACCAGCGAATCAGATCGAGAAGGTCAGTGAACGTTGGCTGATCATTTACCTGAAGAACGGCTCTGAAATCACCATGTTCTCTGCAGAGAACCCGGAAGCCGCTCGCGGGTATGCGTGGGACTGGGTAATTGTAGACGAAGCGGCGTTCTGTGACCCGGCAATCTTCCAGATCATTGACTCGCAGGTGGGCAAACGGGACGGTATTGCATGGTATATCTCTACACCCAACGGGAAAGGCCAGTTCTGGGATCTCTACTGTCAAGAGAATAAAGATCCCGAGAATTACAAGAGTTTCCATTATACTACCTACGATAACCCGCATTATCCGATAAAAGAGATCGAACGCATGAAAAAGAACATGCCAGAGTTCGTGTTTCGTCAAGAAGTCATGGCAGAGTTCATTGAAGGCGGTGTAGTATTCCCGCACTTAGCAGAGATCATGACTTCAGAGCCAAGAGATCCGCAAGAGAAACACACCTACACCATAGGGGCGGATATCGCCAGCACGAACGATTTCACTGTCATTAAGGTGTTTGACGATTCCGATAATCACGAAGTTTCCCATGAACGGCTGACAAATAAGGATTGGGGATATATCAAACAGGCAATTTACACGACCTGCAAATACTGGAATAACGCTACCCTGATTATCGATAAGACTGGTGTCGGTGCTCCTGTTGTGGAAGACCTCGAGAAGATGGATCGAGCGTATCCCGGTGCGCAGAAGATGGGGTACTTAACAGTAGTCCCGATCATCTTCTCATCAGTCAGCAAACCGCAGCTCTACACGAACTATATCATGATGCACGAGAACCGGACAATTCACCTGTTACTGGAGCCGGTCACTAAACAAGAGCATGAAGATTTCACAGCTAAGCGCTCGCAGGAGAATACCGGGTATATGAAATACAGCGCGCCAAAAGGACGGAATGACGACACAGTCACGGCAAGTGCCTTAGCTGCATGGGGATTAAGTCAGAACATGGGTTCGGCAGTTATCGGCACTATGGAAGTGCTCGGGACGGTTACAGACAACCCGGCAGAAGTCAAATACGAGCTGCAGGAGCCGGTCAGCGCGTGGTCAGATGACGCATGGAATCCTTCGGGCGGGGTAGGGATTGCGCAGGGGCATAACAAAGTGGTGCTCAAGGGATTATGAAAACGTTTATTATTTTGTAATGCGTTTATTATTTTGTAATGCGTTTAATGATAATATCAAAGGAGGCACTAAAGAAATGAAAATAAGCGAACGACTGTTAAAAAAATATTTATTATCTGAACGTGAAACAGGACGGTTATTATGTGTCGATCAAAACATTGAGGATATCCCGTTTGGAGATACCCTATCAGAAATTCACCAAATCAGGATGCGAAAAATAATAGCCATGTCAATCTTAATGGCAGAAACAAATTATCTTCCAGAAGGGGAAAGAGAAAATTTAACCAAACGAGAGCGGGCATTTTTCAATTCGCTTTTTTCTTGCATTCACGACTATATAGACTCTATAAAAACTAACAACGAATATGTTGGAATAGAGGCTTTAGAATCCGCAGTAATGGCAAGCGTGAATGGATTCTCGTTTCAACATCTTATGATAAAACAGGCGTTGGAAATTATAAAATCAAACAAAACAAGAAAACTTGAAAGAATTGAGGCAATATTAGAACCCCCATTTAGTGAGTTGAAATAAATGATTGATAAAAAATATCTTGATAAAATTGCAACCTCTAAATCTGCAAGTAGGGGTATCCGCGATTTACACAATCTTAAAGATAAAAAACTTGACGAGGAAATGGAATCGTTTTGGAAAACTGAAGAGTCCAGAATTAATCCGATCCTTCATCAGATAAAACAAGAATATGAAAAGAACTGGACTGCACGCAAAGCAGAATGTGATCTACAGTTAAAGGTAGAACAACAACCATATAAAAACGAAATTGAAAAACTCAATACACAAATTAGAGACCTAAAACAACAAATAACAACGATAGAAAAAACAAAACTCGCCGTTTTACAAGAAAAAATTTTTGGTGATTTTAATGAGAAAGAAATAGTTTTATGTGAAGAGACCACGCAAAAAGGAGTCTTGCTTGTGAGAGAGCAAGGGATTATAGTAGATAGATATGTCAAAGACCTGATAATAAAACACGGTTTAGTGTGGTACGGGAAATAAACCCTTTTAACATTTGTAATTCTTACTTTTCTTACATTTCTTACACAAAATACCTTTAAATACACCCATTTTGTAATTATCACCATATGAAGACGATAACCCGGGCCAAACACGCATATACCGATCCGGATGCCTTAACCACACTGGACGAGCGTATTACACAAAATGTAAACATTACAAAAAATGTAAAACCTACAACGCTGCACGCACTTCAAACGCAGCGGATCATCAAGTCAAATAACCTGATTGACAGCCGGTATTTCTCGCAGGATACCCCGATTGATACTCGGGAAGCCGATCAACTGGCACTGACGATCATCCGGGCACAGACGCAGATCAATAAAGGTTCGCAGCAGAACCCGATTGACGCCTTTTACGATGGTAGCGGATATCCCTATATCGTCAACAAAGACCGGGAAGATGTTACGGATACGGATGCAGATAGACGGGCAATCCATTCCGTCAGCAACTATTACAATACGCTTGGCGTGTTCCGGTCAGATTTCGATAAAGGATTCAACGACCTGATGGCCCGGACAGCCGTTTACGCGATGTGCGAGAAGGCCATGATAGATTACATGGGTTCAGTCCCGTGGAGTATTCTCGATAAAGATATGAAAACTGTTGAAGATGCCGTGCATTTCCTTGAATACCCGAATCCTCAAGAGAGTTTTCCTACTATCCTGAAACCTACTGTCCGGGACGTCATGCGGTATGATTCCGCCAGTATCGTGAAATCTTTCTCAACGGGGAGGGGTAGTGGTGCGCATAAGTCCGGTAAGGTAGCGATCGCGGGGAATAAGTCAGTCCACATCAAAGAAGCAGGATACCTCACTGAACTGAAATGCTATAACGGCCCGGAGTTCTGGAAAGAGATTGACCGTGTGCCGATGAGCATCAACATCCCGACAGGCGGCAATGTTCCTGTCCAGATGACCAACAGTAACAGCTCGCATTATAACGGCTGGTGGAGTCACGGGTATACTGTCCGGTTCTGGCAGCGGTCTCGGACGGGCGTATACTTACCGTTCCAGCCGGAAGAAGTCTGTTACTTCATGATGTATCCGGTCTCTGACAACATTTACGGCACAGATTTCCTGAAGTATCTGCGATATCAGATCCAATATCTCATTGACAGCACGAAAGCAGCCGGGCAGACGTTTGCGAATGGCGTAGTCCCCAACATGGTCTGGAAACACCCACAAGTGCGCACTACTGACCAACTCACGCAACGGATCGCACAGATGCAGGCTGAGCTGAAAGGCCCCATGAAGTTTGGCGGGGCAATGCACTTAGTCGGGGATGAAAGCATTGAAGCGTTTAATTTCTCTCTGCACGACATGGAATGGTTAGAAGGCCAGAAGCACTTTGAACAACTGGTCTGGGCAATGTGGGGCTTCCCTTCATCAGAGTTCATGGGCGATTCTTCAACCCGCGCAACGGCGTATGTAGGCAGGAACATCACGAAATCGCGGCTGTTGTATCCGCTGATGTCAATGATCGAGGGCATGATCAACCGGGAAGTCTTGCCGTATATGCAAGATTATAAACTCGGTTGGAAGTTCCAGTTCATCAAAGACATTGATTTAGACGACCAGCAGAAGATCGCGCACACGTCGCAGATCCGGAGCGGTACGTTCTCGGTGTTGCGGTCAGCCGGTCTCAAACCGTCTCTCGCGTATAAAGTCGGATTCCTGAACCAAGACTTATCACCAGCAGAACTCGCAGAATCCGATGAAACCGCCGCCCAAATGCTGATGGCCGGGCAGGACCCGATGGGTGGCGGGAGTGGCAACCCGGACGAAATGGATCAAGGCCGGTACGGCGATGGCAGCGAATCGTATCAAGCCGTCTCATTCAGCGATTACGGGCAAGGCGGAGAAGATACGGAACAGCGCATGGGTCCGGCAGATGAACAGGAACACGCCCGGGCCGCTGCGAAAGCGTATCCCTATACGGAAATCTACTTCGAGGATGACCAGATCGTTAAATCTCGGATCTATGTTGGGAATAAAAGAGATGTTCCAAGAGGCAAAAGTGCCATTGCCGGACCAAGAGGAGGGTTTTATTATAATTCGTCCGAGAGGAAAGAGGCACAAGACGAACCGACCAGTACACGCGGTCCTCGTGTCGCACCATCATCAAAAAATGGTAATGGCGGGGGTCAGGAGTCGGGATCTCCTGCTTCCGCCGCAGCAGGGAAACTGAATGTGAAAACATCTGCGAAAACAAATCCGAAAGAAGAGTTTACATTTGAGGGTATTTTACTTAATGAGAAAACGAATACGCGGTGGATTGAAGGACAAACAGCAAAATTTTCAAAACAGGCAATAAAATATGGATATAATCAATCTGATGGTACAGAATATGCAAAATTATTAAAGGACTCGTTCTGGTCAACAAACAAAGAATTACGAGGGGGCCCATTAACCAAAAAAGAATTATCTATATATCAAAAAACAAAAGAGGATTGGGATAGGGAATATAAAAATATAATCGCTGCCGCAGACAAAACCTTTGAAAAAGCGCCAGACCTACCAGAATCTACGTTGTGGAGAGGCATAGATCTGAATGGTGATGATGAGTTGACATCACAAATTAAATCTCTTAAACCCGGAGATTTATATGAAGATAAAGGATATCAAGCACACTCATTAGATCCAAGGGTGGCATTAGGATTTGCCGGAGGATTATTAGTTCAAAAAGAATTACCGGTTATTATTCGAGCATTAACAAACAAAACCATACGCGGTATTATTGCAAATAGAGGTCACGAAAAAGAAGTAACAATAAATCGTGGCACGAAATGGAAAGTTATTTCCATAGATGGTTTTAACAAAATGACGGTTATCACGGTGGTTCCAGCATGACAGAAAACAGATTCCAAGGACAATACGCAAAGGTTGGAACATCCGAAGTTTCACCTAATGACAAACGACTTCTTCACCAAAGCAACAAAGAAATTAAAGTCTATTTGTCTCAAGGCCAGAGCGCGCCACAAGGCAGAGAAGTACAAACCGGTAGTGGTGGCGGGAAATATTACACGACTGAAAAAATAAGTCCTCATACAAAGATTCAACAGAAACAATCGGGAAACGCACAACCCCCGGAGATGCCGGGGGATTATAAGAAACTGGTAAAGATCAGCGGGAATGGCGTTGCTCTGTCGGCAGCGGAGTACTCGTATGGCATAGAAATACGGGCTGCAAAGAACGCAGAAACAAAGAAATTCATCACACAAATAAAACCCGAAATGGCTGGTGTACCGGAAGAAACGCAGATCAGCAAACTCAAAGAACTGGCAAAAAAGAACGGTTTAATTGTCGAAACTGCGTGATAATCCTTTTATACTCTCTCTTTTTAATGAATGACTAATAACAACCAGACTTGAGTTATCATCAGTTTGGTTGTTTAACCTTTGCAAAGGGTGATCTTACAAATGGCAGACGTAAACATACAAGATTCTACAGGGGCACGGATATCCGCATCGAATCCGTTACCAGTGAAAATAGAGGATGTTACTCTTGAAGCTGACATCACCGGTCTGAAAAAGAGTCTGGATTTCGGGACTGCAACGAGTGTAGCTGCGATTGGGGCGTTCACACTGGCAGACACTGCGAAAGGCTGGGAAGTGAATATCTGGTCGAATTATCTGGTCAGAATAACGGCTGGTGCGGGTATTGGGCAGGTACGCACGATCGCCAGCAACACCGCAACAGTCCTGACAGTCTATTCTGCATGGGGCACAGCGCTCAGTATCGCGTCAAAGTATGAGATATTTGAAGGGCAGACAACCCCGATCACGAACACGTGGACACAACTCACCGCACCGGGTAATTCCGCAGCACTCGCCACGCCCGGACTTACAAGGCACTCAGTCTGGTGCACAGTAGCGGCAATTAACACCAGTCTGGTATTGAGAGTGGAAGGCAGTCTGGATAATACCAACTGGGCGAATCTGGACTCCAGCAACACTGATTTCTCGGTCACTGGCAACGGCACGTATGGATTCACGTTTGAAGGGCTGCTGGCACATATCCGGGTCGTATTCGTATCAGAATTAGGCGGCACGGCTGCTACAGTCGATTCAAAGTATCTGGGGATGTGAGTCCCAATGGTAAAAAACCTCAACGGGTCCTCATCTACCGATCTAGAATTGGCACAGTTAGGGACTCCCACGTATAAAACGCTGCAAAACTGGGTTAATTCAATACAATCCGGTGGTAGGATTTACGGGGGAGTAATAACTGATGCCGGGTCAGGCCTCATCAACATCTCTTCAACGATCGGTATGATCAAGATTGCTACTTATACGGAAGGAATAGATCCGCCTTCTGCAACGAAATTCTTTGATCTGGGTGCACAGACGAACTGGGGCGGCTCCGGCTCCGGCACAACGCTGACAACGGGCAGTATCAATTACATTTACGTCGATTATAATTCTGGCACGCCAAAAGTCCTCTGCACTACTGACCGGACAACCATCAGAAAAACGGATCAGTTCAATCTCGGCAGAGTGTTTAAAGTCAGTTCTACAGAAGTCGAAGTGCTGGTATCCGGTATCAACCTGTATAATCGGACAAGAGCCGTTCACGAACGATGGATTGACACGTTCGGGGGATTATCGTATGCAAGCGGCATGCTGGTATCCACAACTGCTGGCAGTGGCGGCACAACGCCGCATCTCGGCGCACGCCCGGCATTCTCAAACGGGATAATGTATGCCGGCAGTAACAGGATCGATATTACTGGTCAAGACTGTAATGCTGGCGGCACATTCTCAAAATTCTATTATAACCCGACAGCAGCCGCATGGGTAGAAGTTACTGGACTGACGCAACTTGACAACATCAACTATAATAACGTCGTGTCAGGGACAGGACTGGCAGAATTAACCGTCAACCGGTACGCAGTGCACTGGTTGTATATCTGCCCGGACAACGGCATGTATCTCCTGATGGGCAGGGGAGATTACACGCTTTCGCAGGCACAAGCAGCAGTCGTTCCGACAACCGCGCCGGCAATCCCGAATTACTTATCACAATGGGCGAAACTGGCAGCAAAAATCATAGTCCAGAAATCATCAACTACGGCATATCAGATCGTGAGTGCATGGACGTCATCATTCCCGGTAACTCAACCGACAGATCACAATTCACTTGCAGGGTTACAGGGCGGCACTACCGACCAGTATTATCACGTAATCGCACCAGCAGCCCCGAACGCAAATCTGTTGAATATTCCCGGTGTAGCAAATGGTGATACTACATGGAATACAAAGGCATTGTTTGATGCGATCAACCCCGCAATGAACGGTACAGCCGGTCCAGGAACGGCGATAGTAGCGGCGCACCGAGATCACGTTCATGATTCAGATACAAGTCGGGCTCCAATAGCAAGCCCGACATTTACGGGGATCCCGGCAGCACCAACTCCGGTAGATGAGACCAACACGACACAACTTGCAACAACAGCGTTTGTAATGAAACAAATCTCAAACGCTGTCCCGAACGCGATCGGAGTCGAATGGACAACGAATGCAACCAGCCCAACATTAGTTCAAGTCGATCAATACGGGAATGTAATCACATTCACAGCATCCGACTGGTTGAATCACCCGATCTTCGGAAAGATCCGCAGGTGTAACCTGACAGATGCCGGGGTGGTGAGTGCATATTATGGAAAAGCAGGGTTCTCATACACTCATGCAACCGATCAGGTAATGGTCGAGATCCCGAAATTTTATTACAAAACGTATTCTTTGACCAACAAGTATCGGTATGTAATCTCATCGACGAAGAATGCAGGATTCAAAGTCCATCCCGCATTCATTGTTGATTCAGTGGAAAAAGATTATATCTATATCAGCGCCTTTGAGGGATCTGTATATGATGTAACCACTCCAGCGGCTGCATGCGTGAACACCATACAAATCACGGCAGAGCCCACCTCAAGCGGCAACCTCACCATCACACTTGACGGAAACTATGTGTTTACCGTAGCAATCCTGGATGCCGACACGATTGAACAAGTTGTCGACAAGATCGTCGCTGCGGGTGTAAAAACCAGTTATCAGGGTACAACATGGACGCCGGCAAAAACTGCAGCAGACACACTCACATACACGGCAGGATCGACCGGACTGAAAACAACCCTGACAATGCCAACAGCCTGTGGAGTGACATCAACTATCACGAAAACCAATGCCGGTGCTGGTGGATATGTTGCTAACGATGCATACGGCATTGACTTCACAGCCACAACCGGAGACTTGCTATCATCAGTAGCGGGCGTAAAACCCCTAAGTGGATGGAACAATGCAACCGCCACGTTGACAAACATACGAAAGTTGGCTCGGAATCGCGGAACTGGTTGGGAGTTGTTAGATTTCAACTCAACATGTGCAGTTCAGTTGCTTTTCATCATCCGGAACGCCACCCTCAACTCACAGGCAGTCTATGCCGGGGTAACAGCAATCACTGATGCCACTGCTGGTAATACCTACAACAATGCCATCAATACTGGTTTCACGGCAGGTATTGGCGCGAACGGAGTCGATCTCGGTAATGCATCGGGAGAGTGCCCACTCGTAACACACTACAAGACCACAGAAGCAGCCAAATCATTCAGCATTTTCGGTATTGAAAACTTCTATGGGAATCTCTGGAAATGGGTTGACGGCATCAATATTAAAGCAAACAATCGGCCCTGGATTGCTGATCATGGATTCGTTGAAGATACGTTCGCACACCCCTATGTGGACACGGTGCTCGATCTCGCAGCCAGCAGCAACTATGGGGTTTCAATCGCGTTCTCACCCACAATCGACTACACATTCTTACCGCTGAACGTTGGTGGATCCGATAGTCAATATCTGTGTGACTATTACTACCAGGCAGCCGGGAATCGATCGGCGCTGCTCGGCGGCTCTTGGCGTAATCTCGGCAATGCTGGTGCCTTCGATTGGAGTCTGAATCATGCTGCTTCGAGTGTCTATCGTGATATTGGCGCGCGCCTGACGTTCAAATAAAAAAATTTTTTAAGGAGGACGAATAACATGCAAGAAGGTTTTCAACGAGGCGACCCAGCACTACTCAGCGGCAATTGGAATAATCTCAGCAATGCTAGTACCTTCAATTGGAATCTGAATAATGCTACTTCGAATGTCAATCGTAATATTGGCACGCACCTAGCGAACTTTGTAAAATTATCTTTAAACCTCGTGAGACCTTGCCCCTTGGCAAAACATAACAACGAAAAACCATGTGCTGGTAGGATTTCCGGAAATCTCGAACGCTCAAGGCCTATACAAAGAACGGTGCCCGTATGAAACGGTATGGGTATCTCTTTGATAAAATTTGTGACCCTGAAAACATAGCCAGGGCTCACATCAATGCACGCAAAGGCAAGATCCATTATTACGAAGTCAAGATGGTCGATGCCGATCCGGAACGGTACCTGGAGAACGTTCGGAAAATGCTGGCTAATAAAACATACCGGACCTCTAAGTACAAAACCTTCCTGAAGACGGACCGCTCGAAAGTGCGGGAAATCTTTGTTTTGCCCTATTACCCCGACAGAATTATTCAGTGGGCTGTTGTGCAGGTCCTTGAACCAATCTGGATGGGTACGCTCATCTCAAGGACTTACTCCAGTCTCAAGAACCGGGGAATTCACAAGGCATTACTGACACTTCAACATGATCTCAAAGACCGACAGGCAACGAAATACTGCCTTAAACTGGACGTGAAAAAGTTCTATCCCTCGATCAATCACGATATCTTAAAGACAACAGTCCGTCAGAAAATAAAGGACCCGGATGTTCTTGTGCTCCTGGATAATGTGATCGATAGCACCGATGGCGTCCCGATCGGGAACTATCTCAGTCAGTTCTTCGGCAACCTGTACCTGAACGACTTCGATCACTGGCTCAAAGAGACCGAGCACATCCAGTATTATTACCGATACTGCGACGACATGGTTATCCTGCACCACGATAAAGCATTCCTGCACGACCTGCACCACAAGATTACACAATACTTCAGAGAAACCCTATCTTTAAAAATCAAAGAGAACTGGCAGGTATTCCCAACCTTCGTAAGAGGGATTGACTTTGTCGGGTACCGGTGCTTCGGGCACTATACCCTGCTACGAAAGACGACTACAAACAACCTGAAACGCAAACTTACCCGTATCAGGAAATTCAGCACGGCAACTCGTCACGACCGCAATGTCGTGAGCAGTTACAGTGGCTGGCTAAAATGGTGCGATAGTTACCGGCTCGCGCAGAAATACGTGATCCCGGCACTGGCTGTACCGTTAGGGGATTGAAAAATGACAAACTCAGATACAGAACCGGAAGTATTGTTCCTCGACTACGTGAAGGACGGACAATGCCGTCTTTTAGTACGCTGGAGCATCACGAAAGCAGAGAGAGAAGACCCCATGACTGGGAAAGCCCACATCAGTTGGAATTACTCAGAGAGAGTGATATGGTGGATACTACCGCAGAAGTACGACACACTGGAAGAGATCCTTGCATATCTGGACACAACCGAAAAGGAGATCCTTAATTGGGCAGAAGCAACCGATACCGCTTTCGAAGGAACCGCAACAAAAGTAGCCGCAAAGGCGTATGCAGTAACGAAGTCCGAAGAAGCATTAAAAGGAGTGATATTATGAAACCCATACAGTTACAAGGTGTAGATGCCGCGATCACAGATATGTTCCTCGGCATTGACTCTCTTTTAAAAGAGGGCGAACTGAACCGCTATGAGATTACTGCATTACCGCAGAACCAACTCTCGGCACTTGGCACGACAATGTTCTGCACTGTCAAGTTCGGTGAGAGTTTCCCGGTAGGAGAGGGACTTCTTCTGGAGTTCCAGTATGACCAGAGTTCAATGACTGAGAAAGTCGGAGTAGACCGGACCCCGCAGAAATATACGGAAACGTTTGGGTTTAAACCCCCGTATCAGTACGCTTCTCAAAAGACCATGGGGATGCACACACTCACGGTCATTGTCAGCCGGAAATACAAAACGCTTGGGTTCATCAACCGGATTGAAAAAGTTGGTGTCACGTACATCCCGTACACTGTCGTTCCACCTGCGCAGGAGTGACGCATGACATACGGCGTTCCGGTTGTGTCTGCTTCTGAAGTGGGGATACCAATATCTCCAGAGAAGGAAACCGACAGGCCGGGCTATGAGTATGACCCATACGGGCACAAAGATGCGTCCGGGTATGACCAGTACACCGATATTCACCCCAACTGGATCCCGTTTCACTGTTATCGGCAAATCCACATCGCGCAGAAGGCGTTTTATGAGGGATATCGGGCAGTAAAACCATTACCGGAATGCCCGCCGTTATGGGGTGACATGGGGCATTACTGGAACTCTACTTGCCTATTCGGTTACATCTGCTATGAGATCCCGCGTGTAGGTGGCGGTGTAATTCTGGCAATAGTTGCCGGATGGGCGAAAACTAAAGGGTGGATATGAACCCGTTAGAATGGGCATTTGATTTTGCTGCTATTTTGAGTAGTCCCCGCAAAATCAAGGGCACGTATCACGTCCCGAAGATCGATAAGGACAATGAGATCATCACTGAAGGCGCAATGGATGGCGCGATGGGTGATTACATGCACTTGCCGATCATTTCGGAATATCACAAGGAACGGCCGATCGGATTGGTGCTGAAGAGCTGGAAAACATCTGATCTTGAGTATCAGTTTGAAGGCGTAATCAAGTCTACTCGTGACTGCGACGATGTCTGGCAGAAAGTTCAACTGGGCGAATATGACATGCTCTCGATTGCTGGTAAACGCACTGAAAGCACATCAGAATGTTCAATTCCCACACACATGAGAGACGCACCTTGCATCACGCACGGACTCCGACTTGACTCAATTTCAGCATGTGATGACGGTGCCAGAAACTCATCTACCAGCCTTGAAATGATGAAAGCAGGAGATATTAACAGTCCGTTCTTATGCACAACCGCACTTGATTTAACGCAAGTAAAGGATACCTTAATAAAGGGAACGGATACAAATTCTCCACTAATCCACGAAACATTCGATGGAACCAAGAAAAGGAATGATTGCATGACAGGCAAATGCTCAAAAGGCGAGAACGCGCCTCCGGAAGAGAAGAAGGAGGAAACCCCCCCGACCGAAGAGAAGAAGGCCGAGGAGAAGAAGGAATCGCCAGAAGAAGAAAAGGAGGAAGAGAAGAAAGACGATGAGGCCAAGAAAGCCGATGATTCTGATCTGAAAGAGATCCTGACACTTCTACGGCAACTCGTATCCTCTGATAAGCAGGTTCATGCCGAAATTGGCAAGAGCCTGACGGACGGCAAACCTGCACCCCCGACTGAAGAAGAGACCGGGGAAAAGCGGGAGATCGAGAAGAAAGCCGGTGAGAACCCGGTAGTTGACCCGGCCGAGTTCAGTAAAGCCATAACGACCATCGCCACATTACAGGCCCGCATCACCGAATTAGAAGGCATGACGGTTCAGAAAGCCGCTGTTGTTATTCTGTCGGACGTGCAGAACGGTGACAAAATCGAATCAACCGCTGACGCTATCTGTAAAGCCGAAGCGGAAGCCAAGAAAGGAGGCATTAAAGCATGAACGGAGTAGATTGGAGTATCGTCAAGAAGGCAAGCACAGGGGTATTCCC